TGCCGCAGTCGGTGCAGTTGGTCACCGTCCATACCGGCGGCTTGGCCGCTCCTGCGCGCTTGGTCTTTACGCCTGCCACTGCAATGACCTCCACATCCAAACCACCGTTGCTGCCGTGGTGAGCAGGTAGATCATTGACGGCGCAATACCTACGCCGCGCTTGATGCTCATCGGCAGACTAGCGAACACCACGAGAAACAGCGCGGTGTTGATGACGATCAGTGTGATGCCGACATAGGCGTAGGCGCTCACAGGTCGCACAGCCCTGACAGGAGCGCCATGCGATCCGTTGCCAGTTCGATGGCTCCCTCAATGCTGTCAGCCTGGAATGTCAGTTCCGACCCAGCCGAGTCAATGAGCACCACCGTCCAGAGTGCTGGCTCACCGACTCGCACCAGGCCGTCGTAGTGATAGCCGAGCTGCGCTGCTCTCGTCTCTAGTTCCGTTAGCGCGATGTTGCTCATGATTCCTCCTCTGGGGATGCCGACCACTTGCCGTTATCCACCATGTACTGCCTGAGGATCGCGTAGGACTTCTCCGCTGTCAAGTCTGTTGTGTCGATCTGCAAGTCGTACTCGGTCTGAAGGTAGCCGTGCTCGGTCACATCGGCTGCCCCTTGGAGCACCCCACGACGCTGCGTCCGAGCCTCTGCGGATGCGAACACACGCACGATGGTGATCCCTGGGATGTGCTGCCGGAGGAAGTGCGCCTCCAGTGGCAGACGCACATCGTCAATGGCGATTGGCCGCCCTAGCGGTGCCAGACGGTTGAACGCGTCGTGCCACGCCTTGATCCAGAAGTAGGCATCCAGTTCGCGCAGCTGCGCGCCGATGTCTTGCAGGATCTCGCGGCCTGAGGTCTTGACATCCAAGCCTAGGCGACGCTGCTCGTAGTGCTTGCTCTTGTCGAAGTCCACGCCGTAGGCGAGCGATGCCACCTCACGGATGGTCTGCGCGATTGGGAGCACGATGTACCGGCTCTTACGCCGCTCCTCAAGCATCTCTGCCAAGGTGCTCTTGCCTGACCCCTGTGGTCCTACGAATGCAATGTGTGCGCTCACTTCATGACCCTCCTCACATACTCAATCCACATATGCAAGCGCTGTGGATAGCGCTCTAGGAATCCGACCGCTCGGTTGCATGGTCCGCAGAGCAGCGCCCTGACGCACTTGCCGCACGAGATCGGCTGACCCTTTGTCCTCCTGGCACCCAGACCGTCGTACTGGCAGCAGCGTGGGTCGTGATCGACCGTCACTGCTCGTGGCTCACCGAAGCGAAGCGGCTCCTTGCACGCACCGCACCGGTCAGCCTGTGCCAGCCGTAAGGCCAGGTACTGCTCCATCGTCATCCGATGGTTGTAGAGCGTGTACCGCAACACCCTCACAGCTCGTTGGTCCTCAGTCTCTTTCTCCCTCCAGGCTCTCGTTGCCAGAGCGCGCTTGCTCGGCTGCTCTTGCTTACGCATTCTTCTTCAGTCCAAGAATCTCGTTCAGTGGCGTGAGGCTTCCAGAGCCAGAGCGTTTAGGGGATATAGGGGTTCTATTCTTTTCTCCTTCTCTTTCTCTTTCTCTGTCCGTTGACCTACCCCTGTTTTGATCTCGCCACTTTTGTCCACGAGAGGTCGAGGTGGGGTCGACTTGATACCGAGAGTAGTTCGACACGGCGATGACTCCGTCTCCAGATTCTGTCAGGAGACCACTTTTCAACAGGCCGTCCACACCCCTAAAGAGGCGCGCGCCGATGACGGTCTTCAGGTGCTGTCGGTTCTTGAAGATGCCACCGGATCGCAGCAGCTTCACCTCACCGATGATCGTGATGAACGCGCGGAACTGCGTGTCAGTCAGCGCCGAGATCTCTGCGTCTCGGTGTGCATTTGCTACCCACTTGAACCAAACCATTCGTCCTCCGCTCTGTGTTAGTGGCTGGGAGAGGTGGAGGTCACCAGTCTCTCCCAGCCGTAGATGATGCGGCGAGCAGCGTATTCAGCCACCGCTCGCCGCGTTGACTAGAACGGCAATGACTCCAGGTCGCTGGTGTCAGTGCGCTCAGGCTCGCCGCTTGACGGTGTCTGGGCGTTGACCCACGCGATGCTCGGCTTCCTCTTGCAGAAGTCGCCGTTCGACTTGCCAGAGCAGGCGTAGAAGGCGTTGTACTCCTTGCCAGCCTTGCTGACACCGGCAGGCTTGTGCGACCAAGCGGTGCGGTGGTCTGGGCATTCGCCCTCTGCGAACAGCATTGCTGCTGCTACGGCCACATCGCTCGTGGAAACCGACGGCTGCGATGCCCTCACAGAATCAACGGAGAGGGGTCTAGGAGCCACGGAGAGGCTCGCGCCTGTGCCTGACGCATAAAGAGACCGCCCCACACCAATCTGGGCAGCGCAGCGGCGCAGAGCGTCACTGGCTGCTGACTTGAGTGGCTCGTCATCCTGCGCGCTGTTTGGATAGCCAAAGTCCTGTCGGACGGTGGTGACCCCATCGATCACGGCGATCAAGGTGCCGTGTACCACGAAGCGCTGAGCGTCGGCGACCTTGACCTCAAACTGCCAGCCAGCCAGACCGAGCACATCGTCAAGGCGCTGAGCTACGGCTCGTGCATCTGCGTAGGTAAAGGTCATTCCGCCGCGCCCTGGGCGCTGCTTCAGATCCGTGCCGGTGAACGGTGCGGCCAGTGCCGCTGCGATTTGCTTAGTCATTCTCTGATCCTCCAATGGTCTCTACAGGTAGCAACTGCTCGGCTACCAGATTCAATGAACTCGCCTTTGCAATATGTCCGCTCTCGAATACGGTTCCCTCCTTCACTTCATATGCCAGATAGAGATACTGGCTCTTATCCATCACTCCGAGCAGCCACGCACGCTGGTACTTATCCGCGTGGGGTGGCCCATTGCGGTCCTCTCCAGGCGCGAGCTGCAAGTGAACGAAGGCGTAGTAGTCCACCGCTTGATGGTCTCGGATGTAGTCAAAGACGCTGACCTCAACATCGTTGGCTGCCGGTCGGCTCCACCCCTTGGTCTTCACATCGACCTTCAGACCGCAGACCACATAGTCGTGTGTCGTGAGGTCCACTGGGATGAACGGCATCTTGCGCTCGCTGAGTACCGCCTCAAACACGGCCTGACCTAGCACGCCAGTCCAAGTGGTGTTGCCGTCCGCCTTCTCCTTTCGGAAGCGCAGCGCGCTGCTGGACTGCGCCTGCTTGAACATCTCTTCAGCCCTGACCTTGATCGCGGTGGTGAGTTCTACTTCGATCACGCTTGATCCTCCTTCCCAAAGACGCGGAATACTCGCGCCCCTGGCTTCTCTGCGGTGAAGCGCTTGATGGCTTCACCGTAGGTGTCTGGAGCAACCGTTCGCAGGACATCTGCGATGCTCTCCCAGTCCACCTTGACGCTGCTCTTGTTGGTCTTCCAGGTGGCAAGCCACCCCTGACCCTTGACTCCTTCGCCATCGGCGATGGCTTCCTTGATGGCGATTGCCATCTCCTTTAGCGCGGCATCGGCAGCCTCTGCCTCAACCTTCGCTTCGATGTAGAGCCGCGCAATGTGATCCAGCTGCGGATCAGCCACGGCGTAGGTGTTGTTGCTCTGCGGCTTTACTTCAGCGAGCGTGTCACTGTCGTTGCCGGTCAGAGGTGGCGGAGTCTTGGACTGCACCAACTCGCGGAACAGGACGGCCTTGTCGAACAGTTGCGTCTGGTAGACAGGGTCAGCCTCCACGCGCTCAATGCGAAAGACCAAGCCAGAGAGCAGCACAGCCACATCGCAGTACGACGCGCCAGTGATGAACATCTGCCACTGGACCTGATCGACATACTCAGGTGGCACTGGGTACAACTGCCAGCGGCTGCTCGTTGAGGTCTTGATCTCTACGAGACCGTCGGTGTCGCCAACGATGGTGCGGTCCAACGATGCCATCGCCCAAGGGAACTCCTTCAGGCGCACGATGCCGTTGCTCTTTCGCAGCTTCTTGCCAGTCTCGGCGGTGTAGTAGTCGGCGACTGCCTGCTCTAGCAATTGACCGCGCTGTGCGGCCGCTCCGACTTCCTGCTCACCGACCTGACCAGTCAACTCCGCCCAGAGTCGGTAGGCGGTCTTGTACGGCGATGTGCCGTTGATGGCGGTGATGCCGGTGGCGGTGATGCCGCCCTTCCGCATCTCGAACCACTCTGGACTCCGCTGCGGTGCGGATACAAACTCAAAGCGCTTGCTCACTTGCCCTCCTCTCGCCAACGGCGATCTACCTCTACGATTCTCCTGCCAATCCACTCAGCTACTGGAGCGACCACGCCATTACCGCAGCAGCGATACCGGTGCGAGTCTAGTCCAAGCGGCAGAAGAGGATCGTCCTGACTTGGTAAAAAGTTGCCTAA